ATGATCGAACGCTGAGATGTCGGTGGTCTGGAGGGCATGCAAGAGAGTCGAGAGGCCGCCGCTCTTCATGTCCGCGTCTATGTGCCCGAAGTACGTTTGCGCTGCGGCCACGTCGAGCACGAGAAAGTGCCGCTCGTCGCAACTCGCTGGCACGACCCATTGCTCGTTCGATGCCATGATGAGGTGCACGTAGTTCGGCGCTGCTTCAGCGTCGAAGCCTTTGCGCTCGACGACGAAGGTGTCCTCGGCGATGAGTGCCTTCAGGACACGCTCGTGCTTCTTGTCTCCGCCACAGAAAACCTCGTCACTGAATATAACCACGCAGTCCAGCAAGTGCGTGTTGAAGCTGCAGCCGATGTCACCGGCATCGGAGACCTGCCAGAAGTGCCGGCCGAACAGCGCGCCGAAAGTCTTCGCAAAAAAGGACTTTCCCGAGCCTTTTCTGCCACGAAGCACGAGAGCAACCTCCCCCGGCACATTTGGAACCTGGACCGTGCGTGCCATCCACGACAGAACATACGTGTAGATTTTATCGTCGCCGTTGCAGAGATCATCACGCACGTGCTCGAGAAATTTCAGGTGCTTTGTGCCGGGTCGGGGCTCGACGGTGAATGCGAGCTGAAGAAAAGACATGACGAAACCTTTCGGGAAGCGAACGGGGATGAGTGCTTGAGGTTTTTAGAACGGATCTCCGAGCGTACGTTCGTGCATCTCGATTTTAGGCCATTTGAATGGCCCGCCACAGTGACGTGCAAAAGTCTCACGGCACTCCGCCAACGTCGGGAATTTCCAGAAATTGTCGCGTCCAATACGCGGATCTCCGTTTACATCGCGACCACGCAAGTCGGCCTGGAACGACTCAAGGCCCGGCGACCAGCGCTCGATCGAACGTGTGAATGTTGTGGCACTCACACGCTTATTTCCGCCGACCTTTTGGGCGTAATCCAAGTAATCGTTGATGAGGGCGTCCTTTTGGATAGGTGTAGTCCATTCACCGTGCATCGGTCGGAGCATCCCGTCACACAGACGACGAAACCAGAACTCCTCGTGTGGTGCGAGAGAATGGATCTTCTGATCTTGCAGCGCGTCGGTTTGTGGCACGGTGCGGTGATCGAACGCGGAGATGTCCAAGGTTTGAAGTGCGTGCAGAAGATTCGAGAGACCGCCGCTCTTCATGTCCGTGTCAATAGGTCCGAAGTACGTCGGATCTTGCATGTGTGTTGCCGCCACGTCGAGCACGAGAAAACGTCGTTCGTCGTAGCTTGCGGGCACGACCCACTGCTCGTTCGATGCCATGATGAGGTGCACATAGTTCGGCGCTGCTTCAGCGTCGAAGCCTTTGCGCTCGATGACGAAGGTGTCTTCAGTGATGAGCGCCTTCAGGACGCTCTCGTGCTTCTTGTCCCCAGCCCAGAAGGCCTCGTCGCCAAAAAGTACGACACAGTCGCGCAGGTGCGCGTTGAAATTACCGACGATGTGTCGGGCATCGGAGACCTGCCAAAAATGTCGGCCGAACAAAGCGCCAAAGGTCTTTACGAAGAAACCTTTGCCGGTACCTTTTCTGCCACGAAGCACGAGAGCAACCTCCCCCGGCACATTTGGAACCTGGACCGTGCGTGCCATCCACGACAGAACATACGTGTAGATTTTATCGTCGCCGTTGCAGAGATCATCACGCACGTGTTCGAGAAATTTCAGGTGCTTTGTGCCGGGTCGGGGCTCGACGGCAAAACCCCGCCACAGATTGTATGCGCCCTCGATCTCGCGGCCCGGCGAAAACGTGATTGACGTGTATTGTCGACGCGCAGGCTGATCAAGCCACCATTTGCCAAGTTGAACTTCAATTGGGTTACCGTGCTTGTCGGTTCCACAAGGCACCTTTATGTGCATCCACCGATTGCGGAAGTCGTCGAAGGACTGAAACGTGAGCACAGGACGCCCGTTGAAAGCTGGATCAGGCTGCTCCTGGATCACACGACAGCGACCTCCATAGTTCTCGATCACCGCGAAATTTTCGTTGAACTGGAGCAGGTGTGGACTGATCGCTTGCTCCTTGGCGCGTTCAATCTGCCGAAGTGCGTAGCGCTCCTTCGAGGCTCCCTTATCGCGAACGCCGATCGAGATGTCATACGCCTCGTCCAACAGGATTGCGTAGATCGTCGCGTCATCTACATCAGCACGGATGAGTTCCCTGCATACGCGTAACACGTCCCGCGATCGATCAATCGGGCCGAGTTCATCCGGATCCCGACCTTGCATGATGAGGATCTTCGTCTTGAGGGTGACGGAATCGGGAAGGGCGTCAAGCGACGGCAAGCGCGCTACGTTTCCGGGCACGCGCGGAACAGTAGGTGATCGCGACCCTAGTGGCGCCCCCCGATCTTTCCAGAGTGTCTGAATAGGCTGCGCGCGTATGAACGCCGTTAGCGGATACGCCACGGCAAGATCAAAGTTAGATGAGGACGGCACGCGTAACCCTCCTGCCCTTGCCACGTTTCTTGGCGCTTGGAAAGTTGACCGTTCCGACGAGTCGCAAGATCCGATCAACGTTATGGCAGGCGTCCGCGCCGAAGGCTTGCTCTAGTTGCCGGTTGTAGCTTTCGATCTCTTCGGCTTTGCTGACATCGCCGTCGATCACGAAGGGCTCTGTAAGACGCCATAATCCCTGATACCCTCCACCAGAGAAGATAACGGCGGTTGGACGGGGGATCGGCGCGGGAGGGTCGGAGATCAATTTTAGAATACGTTCACGTTCGTGCTTGAGACCTTCTCCCCCTCCACGCGGATCGATGTCGACGTGAAGGAAGTGGGCGGCGGCAATGTCCGTTTTCTCTGCCCTCTTCGAGAGCTCACCCATCGGGCGGTTCACCGTCCAGTAGATGTTCCACCGACCATGGTCCTGCAAGAAAATTTTCAATGCGTCGGCGGTCTTCGGGAAGAAAGTTGTCGTGATGATGCGTGGGCTGTCGACTTCTACTGCGGTGAGACACCAGGGTCCTTCGGGATAGGCCCAGGCGAGGAAGTCGATGGCCGTGTCGGGATCGTGTTGGATACGCGCTGCCGCGCGCTGGACAGCCGACGATCCGGAACCCTGGTTATGTCCCTCGCGCAAACGCTCGACCTCTTCGCGCACGCGATCTGTCTGATCCAGGTCGTCATCTGGCGTGTTCATGCCGCCGGCCACTCCCACCGCCACCGCCCACACCCCCACGCATCTGCGAGGTCATGGTGGTACTTGCCGTCGAGACTCTTCCCGAGCCTCACCAACCGAACCGTCTCATCCAGAACGAGCCCTGCTTCTTCTGCTGCCAAGATCGCACGCACGCCTCCCTTGACGCCAACGTCATCTCCATCGACAACCAGCAGCAACCAGCCGCGGCACGCGACAACCCGCGCCGCGACGGCTGCCACGACCGCCGGCACCTGAGCCGCGCCGGGCGCGCCGAAGATGGCGCAGCCTGTGAAGGCGAGGCAAGCCGTGAGCGTATCGGCGAGTCCTTCCACCACCACAGCTACATCTACACCTTCCGGATCGAGATCGGTGAGACGGCCGTGAAGAGAAGATCCTGCGAGCTGTGATCCTTTGAAGCAGAGAAGCTTGGGCTTCAGTGGATCGAGGCTGCGCTGCTGGACGCCGACGATGTCGCCGGTGGCGAGATCGCGGAGCGGAAGTGCCGGATCTCCGTCTCGCGTGTAGCGGACGTAGTCGCGAAGCGTTTTTGGATCAAGGCCGCGATCGCGTAGGTAGCCTTCCCCGCGGACGTCGCGCTTCGCGAGGGCTTCCCATGTGGATGGCATGCGCGCTCTAGCCGCTGACGATTGTTGCTTCTGCTGCTCGAGACGCACTGTTGCCTGGTGGCGGCGATCCTCTATGCGCGCGCGATCCTCGGCGGTCAGATCTCCATCGCCGATCCCGGCGATGGACGCTGCGATCTCGAGCACCCGTCGGAATTGCGTCTTGACGTCGATCTGCGCGTAGCCTGCGACCAGCGCCAAAATATCCCCGTGCGCGGCACACCTTTGGCATTTCCAGACGCCGGAGGTCGCGTGGATGCACATGCTGTCGCGACTGCGCTCGCCACACGCGGGGCATGTCCGCGTGTAGAGCTCGTCGCGCGCCTCGCGGTACTCGATCTCGAAATGATCGAGGATCGTCGCCGGTACCAGCGCGTCACGGATCAGGGCCGTGTCGAGCTTCATGCGCACGGATCCCACTGATCGCGGCAGATCAGGCGCGTGTCTAGCGTCAGGCATGCGGATCCCACCACGGCCCACCCTACATAGCGAAGCCTCCACGCACCCGTCAACTTTTTCTGTGAGCGATCACCGTGTCAACCGACTCCCGGAGATCTTTAGCGCCGAGATCCTCCGCGATCTCTTGTTGCTCCTGTCAACCGTCGCGTGCTATGTGCGGCCATCGTGGTGAAGAAGAAAAAATCTGGACGTGCCCCCGCGATCCTCACGAAGCGGTTCGTCATGCGTTGCACGCCCCGCGAGTTCGCACGGTGGCTGCGGTATGCGAAGGATCGCGGCATGAGCGGCGTGGCGCCGCTCGTGCGCAAGGCGACCAACGATGCGATCGCTGCGACCGTCGAGGGATGAGCGTGGTGACGGCAAAGCGTCCGGAACATGCCGACAGGATCGTGGATCCTGCGCCCAGACAGCCGAAAAAGCAGACAGGTAAGCACTGGACTGCGGCTTATCGAGATCCTGCCAAAGCGATTGCTCAGCGAAAAGCGTACCGCTCTGCTAATAGGGCACGACTCCGTGAAGCGACCCGCGTGAGAAGACAGGAACGGACTCGTAAAGATCCGACCTTTGCGGCATCACGTCGAGAAGACACACGCCTTCGAAGTGAGCGAAGGCGTGCGCAAATTGCGATAATCAAAAACGTGCCGTGCGTCGACTGCGGCAGACTCCTCGCGCCAGAGTGCATGGATTTTGATCATCGTGATGACTCAGCCAAGATCGCTAATATTTCACGCATGTCTAGCGTGTCTTTCGATAAGGTGCTGGCAGAGATACAGAAGTGCGACCTGGTTTGCGCGAACTGTCACCGACTCCGTACTCGACGACAGTCGGCTGAGCGGCGTCTCCGCCAACAACAGATGGCCGCGTCAAGCAGTGATAGAAAGGAGATATTTAAACTAGAAGAGCCGGTCCTGGTTCCGAAACCAAAGAGGCCTCGGGCTGAACGTCCTTGGCGCTATGAAAACGAAGATCAACGTATCGCTGCGCGACGCGCGAACGGACGCCGGTGGTACGCAAGAGATCAAAACGGTGCCAACAAGCTAGCTAAAACACGGGAACGCCGAAAGACAGACCCGGCGTTCGCGGCCATGTTGCGTGCCTCTGTGAGAGGGACGCGCCTTAGGACGCGTGACAAGATCTGGGAGCTGAAACGATCTCCGTGCGTTGATTGCGCCGAATGTTTCGCGCCGGAATGTATGGATTTCGATCATCGAGATCCTTCGACCAAGCACGCAAGTCTGGCACAGATGTTTGGGGCGCGTCTTAATCGCGTATTAGCCGAAATCCGAAAATGCGATCTGGTTTGCGCGAACTGTCACCGTACGCGCACACGGAAACGCCGTCAGGGCGCTACGCGAAAGCCTGCTAATGCGTAACGTCACTCCGATCCTCAAGTGGGTAGGCGGTAAGACACGGCTTATCCCGGAACTTATGCGACGTGTGCCAGCGAACTACGGACGCTACTTCGAGCCTTTCTGTGGTGGAGCAGCTCTCTTTTTTCGTCTTGCGCCCGCGAGCGCGGTCCTCTCAGACGCAAACCGTGACCTGATGTTGACGTATGAGGCTGTGCGTGACGATCTCGGCGCCGTTGCCTGTGCGCTCGCGAAACACGCGAAGACACACGACGCCAAGCACTACTACATGACACGCGATCATTGGAATGCAGGCAGGATCAGGACTAAGACCGCACGTGCCGCGGCATTCATTTACTTAAACAAGACGTGCTTCAACGGCCTTTGGCGTGTCAACCGCGCAGGGGCCTTCAATACACCAATAGGACGCTACACGAAGCCGGCAATTTACACGCCCGACGCGTTACGCGGTGCCTGTGCCGCTCTCGCGGCTGTCGATCTGCGTAACGTCGACTACGCCGTTGCCGTCGCTGATGCCACGCGCGGTGATTTAGTCTATTTCGATCCGCCGTACGATCCGGTGACGACGACCTCCAACTTCGTGGGCTACACGGCGTGCTCCTTCGACAAGGGAGATCAACGCGCTCTTGCTGACCTGGCGCACAGCCTTGTCGGACGTGGCGTGCACACCATTATATCCAACAGTGACACGCCGTTCGTGCATGCCTTGTACCGCGGCCTAAAAATTGATCGGGTTCGGTGTAGTCGGACGATCAACTCGAAGGCGACGAAGCGGGGTGCTGTGAATGAGTTGATTATCGTAGGAGACCCGCGGAAAGATCTCGCGTTTTTGGAGACGCGCGATCTCGATCAGACTGATCGGAAGCTGCCGTGAATATTTTGTTCCTCGATATCGACGGGGTTTTGAATAGCGAGGCGTTCCTGCGCACGCTCGACGCGCAGCACCGCGCTCTTGGTCATCACGAGCGCTGCAAATGTTTCAGGCTAGAGAAGCAGCTCGATCACAACGCGGTAGCGCGCCTGAACCGTCTCGTGGCTGTGACTGGCGCTAAGATCGTGATCTCCAGTTCCTGGCGCTGCCTCCTAGATCCGCCCGAGCTGCACCGGATCCTCGTCGAGCACGGACTTGTCGCCGAGATCATCGGGGAGACGCCGGACGGTCCAAATGATCCAGAGCTGCAGGCGGCGCTCGGTGACTACGATCGGATCTTTCGCGGTCACGAGATCGATGCTTGGCTCAAGAAGCATCTCGAGGTGGAACGCTTCGTGATCCTCGACGACGGCGGTGACATGGCGATGCACAAGAACCGCCTCGTGCAGACCGACTACCAAGAGGGATTACTCGACGAGCACGTCGAATTGGCGATCCGTGTGATGTCGTGGGAGGGCAAGACGCCGCATCCGTTCGAGGAACAGATCTAGTCATGTCTATCCGGTTGACTCCCAAGGAGAGCTAGATGAGTGACAAGAAACACCCAAACGAACCCGAACGCTGCCCATCGTGTGAGTGGTCCAACACAGGGCTTATGAATTACGGCGTGGTGAGAAAGTCTCGCTGGCTTTGTCATGGATGCGCTGCGCGCATAATTCAAGAGAGGGACGCGGTCCACGAAATCACACGCTCGTGGGCGACAACCGGATAGACATGGATCTAGTTTTGGCGCTCCCGACATTTCCGTCGAGACGTCGCAATCAAACCGAGGAGAAGCACCATGACACAGGCAACGACGACCACTTCTGAAACGAACGGCAACGGCAAGCATCGCGCGGTCCCGACTGCGATCGAGGCGATCACGAAGGTCAGCAAGATCCTCGATCAGCTATCGCCGGCAGATCGCAAGCGCGTGCTTGCGTTCATCAACGAAACCAACGTCTGAGCGTTGGGTAAGTGACAGCGACCCCGGCGACCTACACCGCGCGTCGGAAGGCGCGCTACGCCTCCGCCGGGCGTTGCGTCGACTGTGGCAAGCCAGCCGCCCTGCGTACCGTCGAGCGACGGATCCGTGGCAAGCTGCTGGCGATCGGTACAACGATGCGGCTCTGTCGGCCGTGCGCTGACGGCGATGCGGCGCGACACGGCCCCAAGAAAGCAGGCGAGCAAATGAACCCGAATGATCCGACCAAGCAACTGACCCCGCCCGATCTGGCGAACCAGCTCTTCGACGCGGCGCTCGCTCAGTACCAAAGCGATCCTCGCGAAGCGGCGCGGCGCGTGATTATTTTTTTGACGGAAGCTCTCGTGTACACGATCTCTGTGACGGCTGGGGGCGATGACGCGCGTAAGGCGCTGCTCAAGAGCGTTGGCGAGTCGATCATCGCTGCTCCGCCGCATCCTGGAAAGTGAGCATAAGCGTGGCACCCGAATGCCCTCATACGTTTCAATACCGTTACGCCGCCCGCGTCAAAGACGACGCGGTGACGTTCAGGAAGATCGCCATGGGGAAGAGCGTTAACGTCGTCGCGACGTGGTGTGAGCGCTGCGGGATGATCTCGGTGGGTGACAAGGACACACGCTACTTGCCGCGGGCACGTGTGATTGAGGAGCGTTGATGCGGGCCAAGATCACCGGGGAGGATTGTCGGTCGTGCGGCGCCTGTTGCGTCGGCGGGCTGGATGACGGCGGAGGTTGGGCTGATTGCACCGAAGCAGATGTCATTCGCATGTCGCGTAACACACGCGCACGGCTTGTGCCGATCAGATATGGGGGGTTCATCTTCAATGAGGCGCAAGTCGCGACGCCCACGAAGATGGATCCTACGTTTGGTAAGGTATGCGCGTTCCTTCGCGGTACGCCCGGCAAGCGCTGCTCGTGCTCGATCTATGAGGAGCGCCCGTCGGTGTGTGCGCAGTTCAAGCCGGGTGGCGAAGGATGTCGTAGTGCGCGAGCGGATCTGGAGTTGCCACATTGAGTCCGCTTCCAAACAAGCCGCCGCCGCTGTTTCCGCACCAGCAGGAGCTGCTCGACCGAACGTGGGAGTTGTCTGCCTGGGCGATCTTCTGGCAAACCGGATGCGGAAAAACGAGTCCGGTGATCCACACGGCAGCACGACTGTTCCAGCGCCAGAAGATCGACGGGGCGATCGTCGTCGCTCCGAACATGGTCCACCGAAACTGGATCTCGGACGAAATCCCTCGGCATTCGTCCATCGCTTGGCGCGGGCTCGACTGGCATTCCTCTCGAGCGAAGGCGCAAGATCGTGCGTTTGCGCAGTTCCTGGAGGGACGTGACAGGGTCGAGCTGCCGTGGCTCGCGATCACGTTCGACGGGCTCCTCACGCCGCGCGGTCGCCAGGCTGTGCTCGACTTCAAGGCACGCTTTCCGCGCCTCATGCTCGTGATCGACGAGTCGTCGCGCGTGAAGAATCCTGAAGCGCAGCGTACCAAGAAGGTGGCAGCGCTCAGCAAGCTGGCCACGCACGTCCGGATCTTGAACGGGACGCCCGTTGGATCGTCGGCGACGGACGTCTACGCCCAGCTCAAGATCCTCGACGACCAGTTCTGGATCCGGCACGGCTTCGGCTCATGGACCGCGTTCCAAAGTCGTTTTTGCGTGATGCGGAAGATCGTGATCGGTGGCGAAGACGACCGCGAGGCGCGCGGGAAGTGGGAACCGACCGTCCCGCACGACGCAGATCCCGAAGCGGTCGCGATGTATGAGCAGCTCGATCTCACCGGGATCATCAGTGAGACACCGGCACCGACTCGCGCGCGCTCTGTCGCCCCGGCCGCCGTCGGGAGGACGATCGAGGTCCCCGTTGGATACCGCGATCTCGACAAACTCCACGAGATGATCCAGCCGATCAGCTCACGCCTCACCAAGGAGCAGGCAGGGCTCAACCTTCCCCCCAAGCTCTACCAGCGGCTCGTCTTCGAGCTGGCACCCGATCAGCGCCGCGTCTACGACCAGCTTCGCAAGGAGTACATGGTCGAGCTGGAGGGCGGCGTGCTCGTGACCGCGGCGCTCGCGATGGTCCGGATCCTCCGACTCCAGCAGGTGGCGTCCGGCTATCTCCCGAACCCCGACGATCCTGAGGGTGATCCGATCTTGGTGCCGCGCACCGAGAACCCGCGCCTGCGGGCGTTCATGGACTGGCTCGAGGACGTGGGCAAGCAGCAGGTTATCGTATGGGCGCGTTTCACCCACGACGTGGATTTGATCTGCCGCGAGATCGGGCCTCCGCGGTGCGTGCGCTTCGACGGAGAAGTCGGTGAGAAGGACAAGGCCAAGGCGCTCGAGCTGTTCAAGGGCGGTGATCGTCAGATCTGCGTCGCTAAGGCATCCAGCATGGGGATGGGCCTAACGCTCGTAAA